AAGTGAGCTAGTTCGCTCATGGGCGGAACGTCTTGACTTAGTAAGAAAGGGTTGGATATTCGAAAAATAATAGATAAAAAAAGCCCTAAAAGTATAGCCCCTTAAACAATAGTTCTACATTAATACAATCCAAAAAAGCCCTAAAACAACAATAAAACCAAGGCTTTACAACAAAAAAGCCCTAAAATAGAATAAAAACAAAACTTCTATTTTTACTCTATTGTTTACTATTTCTCTATCATTGAAACTTAGGCTATATACTACTTCATTTGTATTCCTACTACTGCATAGTGCAAATATACTTAAAACCTCCATTTAACAAGCGTTTAAAGCAGTTTTAAACATAATTTAAGCCTCCAATATGGGGGCTTTTTTTATGGAGAAATGCCTATGAATTTAAAATGGTAAAAAACAGATGTTTTATTTTGGATGGACAGTTGGGTGGACAGTTGGGTGGACAAAATGAATTAAATATAAACTTGTTTATCTTATTGTTTATGTAGTTTATATTGTGTTTTGGTCTCTATTTAGTAAACTCACAGCACTTAATAACATTAGCATATTAACAAAACCGCATGTTAAAGCATTAAAAACAAGACTGTTAAATGTTCTTTTGGAAATAATAAACCTTAAATAAATAACTATTCTAGCCTAATTACACCCATAACGATCGCAATTGACCTTATATCTGACTTGTGAAGCTCGAAAGATTCATAGCTTTTATTGTCGCTGACGATCATAACGTAATCTGGTATATCGGATTTGCATATACGTTTAATTAACACCCCTTGTTCGGTGTCTACTACATATACTTTGTTCCATTGAAAGAAGGTATCCAGTGGTAAGTGCTTACAGGCCACAATATCGCCACTATTATACTTTGGATACATTGAACTACCTCGTACTCCGATCAAGTAATCAGCTCCTTTGAAAGTAGGAATAATAAATCGTTCGGTTTCGTGCTCCATAACTTGTACATCGCCCGCTCCGTATCCTGCCATAGCGCTAACTGGTATCAATGGTATTCCTTTTTTAGTGTAATTATTATCATCCGGTTCCGTCATTTGTTTAGTTTCCTCCGGGGGTTTGTTATAAACTTGTTTATTTCTAAAGCCGCTTATAAGTACATTCCCTTGTCCCGAAACAATCCAATCCTTTTCTAATCTACTGTCTAGTTTACATAATTTATCAATAAAACCGCTGGGTAGCGGTACTTTACCATTAAGTACTTGGGAGAACGAAGATTTACTCTTGTAACCAAGCAATCCCCCGATATCTTCCTGTTTTGTGCCTAAACCTAAACCAATTAGGGTTTTTACTGCAATCTTAATTCTTTCTAATTCAGTCATATAAAAAATTTATTATAAAAAAGTTTATATTTTATATTGATTAATGTAAACAAGTTTATATATTTGTTTCAATATTTAAAACAAACAAAGCAATAAGCAAAAGTATGACAAAAAAATATAATTCCTACGATTCAAATATTTTAGACGCGTTGTTTTTAAAATATGGACTTACAAAATACTTCATCCGACAAAGTATAGCGGGTAAAGTAAAAGGCTTAACACCTGATGCAATTAAAAAAGATTATGACAAAATGGTAAAGGAGAACGAAAATACAGTTCAAAACTTGATCAATAAAACCCTAGAGTAATTATGCCATATCAATATTCAAATAACATCATTGCGGTAGAGTCTGCTGAGTTAGTTCCTATTTTTTGGAATACTCTAGGCTCTTTGCAAAAAGAAATCCAACGTTACGACGACAAACCTTTTGGCATTAAACGCCTACAGGTTGGTGGTAACGGTAGAAAGTTGCTACTTGATTTTGATAGCCTAAAACCTCATGTTCAAGAAGCACTAGGCGACCCAAGACGCACTGACAACCCTCTGGAATCTTTCTTTGAGTTTGACGCTGATGCAGTACGCTACTATTCCCGTTTTAAACGCTCCGGTAACAAACTAGAAGCTGACGAACAAGAACGATACATTATCAACGCCTCGGTTATGAAAGCAGCTATCAGGCTAGAACAAGCTCGAACGCAAGAACGCATCAAACTAAAAGGATCGCTTAGAGGAATTACCGCCACCGTGGTCAAGGATGTAGAAAACTTCAACAATACGCTCAAAGTAAAGCATGAAGTAGTACATAACCTCCCTGCAAGCGAAAAGCAGTTTAAAAAGCTTTTAAATGCGTGTAAAGTTGATTTGTATTTCCCACTGATTAAAGACCCTGAGGGAAACAAGGCCAAAAACGCTCTAAGAGTGGATGACAAAACAGAAAAGTTATTGAACGCCATGTTCAAAAACCAACTGCACAAGCCAACACCTACAGAGATAGCCCGCCAGTATGACGGTTTCCTTAATGGTTATGTCGAGATATACAGCGAAGACACAGGGGAATTATATGACCCAAAGGATTTTAAAACTTTGTCTACCGCTACCATTACCAAATGGATCAATAAATGGGAAAACAAATTAGCAACCCACAAGGCTCGAAGCGGTGACCGTCAGGTGTACATGGGGAATTTCAAACCGCACCACCAAATGGATTTACCAAAACTAGCGGGTTCTATCATCTCTATTGATGACCGTCAACCGCCATTTGTGTACAATACCAAAGGCGACAGAGCTTGGTTCTACCTCGGGGTAGATATTGCAAGCCGTGCGATTACCACAATAGTCTGGGGAAAAACAAAAGAGGGAATCATTGTTGATTTTTACCGCCAAATGGTTCGCAACTATACCCAATGGGGTTTTTGTTTGCCTTATGAGCTAGAATGTGAAAGCTCTTTGAATAGCAGTTTTAAAGACAACCTACTTAGACCAGGAGCGATGTTTCAAGAAGTAAAAATCGAAGCCAACAACGCCCGAGGGAAGTACATCGAGCGTATCAATGGAAAGCTTCGATACGAAATGGAAAAAGGCTCAGCAGGATGGTTGGCCAGACCAACAGCAAAAAGCGAGGCCAACCAGTTAAGCGGTGCAAAAAAGCAAGTCATTCCGTATGATATTTTGATAAACGAAAGATTATTGGAACTCGAAAAATACAATAACATGGCACACCCTGACGAAAATCAGATAAGCAAATGGGACTATTTTGAACAAAACCAAGACCCAAACTTGAAACCGACAAACTGGGAAGCAATATTGCCAGTAATAGGGCATAAAACCACCACCTCGTGCAATGTAGGGTACATCAGGTTGCAAAGTCAAAAACGTGCCATTGCTGAGGATGGGAAAATACTAACCGGCGAAGCTCTTATTCAAAAAATGAGAATCATCGAAGGAAAAGAGTTCGAAGTCTATTGGCTTGATGGTAATGATGGCGAAGTTTTGAAAGCCCTGGTCTACTTAAATAACCGTGTGATTTGCGAAGTAATGGAAATGCCACGCTATAACAGAGCCAAAAACGAAAGAACGGACGACACCCACGATGCAGCACTACAATTACAATCGGCTTATGTCGCCTCGGTAGATGCTTTCGAAAAAAGGCAAAGAAACAAATTTGAAAAAGTTGGAATTGTGGATAATACTCCCAAAACGGTCAACACCAAATTTAGAATTCCAAACCTCAAGCGATTTGAACCAACCGAGGAACCAGTCGAAGTATTTGCAGACGATGATCAAGACGAAGATTTAGTTTATACACCAAAACCAACAAATGCCCAAGGATGGCGCTCTAATTTTTAACTCACAAAAAACCCAAATTATGAACCTAACTACCGAATTTAAACAAAAAGTAAGAATAGCCATTTTAGAAAAGCGTGCCAACTACGGAGGATCGGCTACAGATTTTTCAAAGAGTTTAGGAATAAATGATTCCATTTTCAGCCGTATAAAAAAAGGAGAGGTCGAAAAAGTACTAAGCGATACCGCCTGGATCACAATAGGCCGCCAATTGCAAGTAAAAGCTTTCGAGGACAACTGGAAGGTAGCCCGCACAGCTGTTTACTCTGAGATAGAGGATAATTTAAGCTTTTGCAAAGAGTTAAGCCGCTCGATGGTATTGGTTGATGATTGTGGTATAGGGAAAACATTTTGTACCAAACACATCATCAAGAAAATGAAAAACACCTTTTACGTTGATTGTTCTCAAGCAAAATCAAAGCAACAATTCATCAAGCTATTAGCTAAAACTATTGGTATTGACAACCAAGGCAAGTACAATGAAATATTAGAAAATGTAAAATACTACATCACAACGCTCGAAAAACCTTTAATCATACTAGACGAAGCGGGCGATTTACAATATGATGCCTTCCTAGAGTTAAAAGGAATCTGGAACGGTACTGATGGAGATTGCGGATGGTACATGATGGGAGCCGACGGATTGAAAAGAAAGATAAACAGAGGATTAAGCGCTCAAAAGGTAGGATATGCCGAAATATTCAGTCGCTTTTCTGATGAGTTTATCAAGTTGGTACCCAACGGTAAAGAAGATCGTCAAGCTTACTACACCGAGCTTATTGGAGCAGTAGCCACGGCAAACGTAACCGATAAGACCAAAATTAGGACATTGATCAATAAGTGCATTTCAAAAGAAACGACCCTAAGGTATTTAGAAACATTGATAAAAATAGGAGCATAAATGGCTAGAGGAATCACAGCAAAAACACTCTTAAGTAAAAAGTTTAAAACATTCCAATTTGACGGCATTTGGCATAAAGTATTAGGCGAACAAGAACGAGGCGGTATTTGGGTGATTTACGGGAATGAAAAAAACGGAAAAACAACACTTGCACTTTTACTCGCTGAGTACCTGACCAACTTTGAAAAGTTAAATTTCATTTCTGCTGAAGAAGGCACAGGATTCACATTTCAGCAAAATCTTAGTAGAGCAAAAATTGATTTTAAGAATACCAAAATCAAGTTTTACGATTATTTAGAAATAGAGGAACTCGAAGCAATGCTAAGCAAACGACAATGCTCAAAAATAATGGTATTCGACAATGCAACCGCTTATGTAGATGACCTTAAAACCGCAGTTTTAAGAAGGTTAAAAAGGGATAACCCAGACACGCTATTCATCATAATGGCGCACATGGAAAAAAACGAACCAACCACGGCAATGGCAAAGCTAGCGAAAAAGCTTTGTAATGTGTACTTCAGAGTCGAAGGTTTAACCGCATTTGTCGGTGGCAGATGTCCGGGAGGCGAAATAATAATAAACGATCAAACAGCAATGCTATTTCACGGTAGCGAAATTACAAAAAACTAGACCCATGAATAAATCAATCATTACACAAGAAGATTCAGTAGCATTCTTAATTAACGCAATGGATAAAGCCAACACAAAGGAAGATTTTATACTCGAGTTCTATATTTTTTGGGTAGAGAATGTCACAATAAGGCTTAGAGATTTCCAGAACGTCCTAGCGAGTGCCTCTGTTAATAAATGGTGGCTGCAAGAACTAGCAAAACACGAGGAACACTTTAGAGAAATAGCCGCCTCTTATCCAGAGATCACCGGTAAAGATAAAGATCAGTTGTATTGCCAGTGTGTCAATAAAATGATGTCTCGCTTTCCAAAAGCATTGTTAGACCAGGCGCAAAAAAGAGAGTCAAAACCACAGCTGACAAAAGTAGCCGGGAAAAGAATTGAATACTCCATCATTAATCAAAACTAACCATGACAGAAACAAAAATTAAAGACCGAATCGAAAAACTGCAAAACTGCCTCATCGAAATGCCAAACCATCCCAACCGAGTGGAGATTGAAACCGACATCCGCAATTTAGAAAACCGCCTACACCACGAAGATTATGAGTAACCGAAAAATAAACCAACGCCTAGAAGACCTGCAGAACGTATTGTTCTATTGTTCAGAATTGCAAAAAGAAGGAAAGATATATGTGTTCAAAGTGGGCGAACGCATCTGCATTAATCAGGAAAGAGGGTCATTATTTAGCCAACTATCATTTGACAACAACGAGAACTATCTACACGAAGTGAGAGGTTATGAATGCCCACCCGCATTAGAGGCAAAAATAAAGTTCACCGTAGAGAAGATACAAGCCACCAACTGGGGCGGATTCAATCAAGATCAATTTTTAAAATAAATGAACATCAATAATATAATAGTAAATCAACCAATAATTATGAACACAGAAACACTAGTAAATCCAATTGAAAATGCTTTAAAATTAGCCACATTTTCAGCCTCAGAGCTAAAAGCAGCATTAGCCAAATTAGAAGCCAAAAAAGACACAGACCGCGACGCTTACAAAGCTTTAGTCCTTGAAACGGTACCCAAAGCCATGTTTCAACTGTGCGCAGCTTCCGAAGTAATTAGCGAAGCCAAAACCAAAACGTTTCAGTTTTTTGAGCAGGTTTTAGACTTAAAAAATATCGTTTACGGTATAAAAGAGAAACAACAGTCACACACCTTTTCTACAGATAAAGAAGAAATTACCATCGGGTACCGCATTAATGAGGGTTGGGACGATACCGTAACCGCAGGGATTGCAAAAGTCGAAAAGTACATAGGTTCCTTGTCAAAAGACGAAGAAACTGCTTCACTTGTAGACATGCTTTTCAACCTACTAAAGAAAGATGCCAAAGGAAATTTGAAAGGTTCCAGAGTTCTCGAGCTTCAAAAAGCCGCAGCTAAATCTAACGATGAAGAATTTAAAGACGGCGTGGCCATCATTGGGTCAGCATACAAGCCAGTGCGTTCTTCATGGTTCATTGAGGCTGCATTAATTAATGAAGATGGTTCTAAGACTAACGTGCCGTTGTCCATGTCCTCAGTAGGTTTCTCAGGAAATTACAAGTTTGAATTTTTTAGCGAAGTAATACCAGCAGATCATGGAGATGAACAACAGTAATACCAGCGTATTATTAGCGATACTGCTAGTACTCCTGAACGGAAAAGCCATAATTACCTATGTGTTATGGCTTAGATTCAAAATCAAAACCCACTTTAAGCAACTAAAAAATGAGCGCAACGGTAACCATACTGCCACAAGAAGATCATCAGCAATATAGCGTGAACGGCCATACGGTCTACAAAGATACAAATGGTAACTATATCTCAAGAACTGATTTATCTGACACAGAGAACCGCGCGTTCTCCAGGTATAAGAAAATTGTAATCGACAACCCAAGATTTAAAACACACACAAAAGCAACTTATAAATTATAATTATGGCAATGAGCGAAGAAAACCAAATTCAGTATTACGCTAAAATTTCAAGAGCAATCGCAAATATTTTTGATGAACAAGACGAAAATCACATTGATGTTCTCTCAGATGATTTTTCACCAAACGATTTCTTTCATGTATTGGCGACTAGAGTTCCTCAAATGATTATGGCAAGATTAACAAGCAACGAAACTGATCCTTTAGAATTTAATCATTTATGCAATAGACTAATAATGCAAGATCGAGAAGACAATAAGAGGAAATTAGTAAAAACGAAAAAAATATAAAAAAACTATTGGTTAGTTAATTCGGTGTCCCGAGTGGAAATAGGTTATCACTTCATTGCATTGCGGGTTCGAATCCCGCCTCGGGCGCAAATTTTAAAACAACAACAAAATGAGAAGAGTATCACATTATTTCGTTTATGTAGGTAATAGTACCGCCACTAAAAACAAACTTCAAGACGACTTTCAAAAGTACTTACACACACTCTCTGCTGTACTGATAAGTGCTGACAAATTGGAGGAGTTAAAAAAGAATATCCTTGATAAAGCTATTGAGTTAAATGAATTACATAGCCGATGCACTCCTCTGAAATTATCTATTGCAGGTTGCTACAGTAATAAAGGTTTAATGATTAATGGTTTTCACTCTTTAGTATTCCAAATATTGAACGCTTATGACAACAACTAAAACCGCACCATACGCCTACCAAGGCACAGGCAGTGCCACAGAGGATTACTTCAAACCAAAGCCCGCAAACTCTCCCCTTCCTTTGGAGGGGGGCGGGGGGAGGAACTACGGACTCTTCGACTACAAAAACCCCCAACACAAGCGAATTATGGCAAACCTGCGCACTGCAAACATAGTGGTTAAAAGCGAACGCTGGGGCGAAGTTGCCGACATGACAGGATGGTTTGACCGCTTTTTAAAGAGCGATAAAAGCCCAGTTAAAAAGCCTTTAAAGGAAATGACGTCAACCGAAGTATCAAAAATAATAGTCGCCCTGGATGGGGTAGTAATTTGGAAAAACTCAATTTAAAATACAAATGAGAAAGTTTTTAAATAGAATATTCAAGAAGATTCAATTCAAACTGTACGGTAAGAAAAGCGCCGCCCCAAACGAGACAACATGGAGATAGGAATTTCAGTAATGGTAGGATTTATTTTAGGGATGTTTTTTGAAGCATGGACTGAACCTAAAAAAAAAAGAAAACCAAAAAAAAGAAAAAAGAACACCGTTCGATGTGGCTCTACTGACCTCTATTGTTTCGAATGCGAAATGGAAATGTCAACAAAAGAAAAAAACGGTCAGTTATTTTGTAATAATTGCGGCTTACGTCATTAATTATGGAAAAATGCAAACACCTGTACACACGCTTAAAAGTAGTAAGCGTGACCGTCACCTGCGAAACCACTGTAGTGATTTGCAGTAGATGTAAAAAAGAATTAGAACCAAGAAAAACAGACTGCGCATGAAAACAATCACAAGTAAAGTTGAACTTTTAAAGAAGTTGAAAAAAGAAAACATCCTGAGCAATGGTAATATTTGTTACCTCACGGATTTTCATAAAACAAAATGCGGAAAAGCTTTAGTAATAAAGCTTATTAATGACCGCACTTTACAAGAAACAAAAGCCTTAGGCAGTTGGTTTGAAAAAGAATGGAAACTTAGAAAACCCGTAGGGACGCATAATGGCGTCGAGATATTCGAAGACTACCAACGAAACCAGTTCTTTTTTAGAGTACCAAAAGGAACTTATAATATTGACACATACCAACAATGTTGCAATAAGTTAGATTATTTGAAAAATTTGGGGGAGAAATTATTATGAAAATAACCTTAAAACTAAACCCCGAAACCGCACTAATTGTAGCCGCCACAATTGAGGCAGTTTATAACAGCAAAGCATTAACCAGGAGGGAAAAATCAACTCTTTCGATTGCACTTGATGTAGCAGCTAAGTTAGATGGAAAAGCGGTTCACATAAAAGCAAAAAACAATCTTTTTGATGCAAAAAAGAAAATTACAATTGCATTAAAATTTCACGAAGCCGATATGTTAGAGTTGCTACTCATTCAACAAATGCAAGGAATACAAGAACCATATATTAGGCAGGAAATTCAAAAAGCAATTAATATTTTAAACCAAAAACTAGCATAATGCGACTAAACAAGAAAAACCCAAAGCCACCCGAAAAAACGGAAACATTAGCCGAAACCGAGTACCGCCTACGTCAAGAAGCAATCAAGCTCTCAAAAACATTCATTCACACCAAACCCACTAGATACCTATTAAAATGAAAAAAATATACATCGCCGGTAAAGTGACCGGATTGCTCCCCGCTCACGTTCAATCAAAGTTTTTTGATGCCACCTTAGCCGTAAATGTAGCGGGATTTGATGCCGTAAATCCTATAGAGGTTGTCAATGATCCCACCACCGAATGGGATACAGCAATGAAGCTATGTGTAGCCGCTTTACTCAAATGTGATGCTGTAATAGCACTGCCTTGTTTCGAAGACTCTCGAGGCGCAAAAGTAGAACTTTGGTTATCTATGAATTTAGCGATCCCCATATTTTATAACATCGAACAATTGAAGCAATGGAACAACTCACAACCTACCGTGTAAAGCACAAAAAAAACGGTCTTGTATTCCTCTTTAAATTTGATTTAAACGGTGATTTAAGATGGTTCGGTATTCCTGATGAGATTATGAATAACGAACAAATGGACTGGCTTTATTCTAATAAGTTCCCCAGACAGGAAAGTTATATGGATAAATGGAAAACCGACCCAAAATACACCAAGCAATTTGAGGTAGAGAAATCGCCCGCCGATGTTTCCTTTGAAGCACTTTGGAATTTATATGATTATAAAGTGAGCCGAATGGACTCAGAGAACAAGTTTAAAAAGCTCAAACCCGCTGAAGTAATAAAGTGTTTTATCGAAATTCCTTATTACCTCGACACCTTAAAGAAAACACCAGGCATTGGTAAATTGCATTTGGCCACCTACATCCACAAACGAAGATTTGAAGATGAGCGCCCACAAGTAGCCATGAAAGTAGGAAAGGTTTTCAACCCCATGTTAAAGGATTTAGCTAGTAAAATGAAAAACAAGTAAAAGTATAATATTAGAACTCATAGAAAATGACAAAACACTTTATAAAAGTAACTAAAACAAACGGGGCTAAAAACAAGCTTCAGACGCTTTGTATTGACAAATTAACAAAGCTAGACCAAATACTTTGCAATAGTTATCCTGAGGCTAAAGAAGAGGTAGAACGCCATTTTTACAACGCTTTAAAAGCCTATGCCGGTACCGCCAAAGAACCTGAATTAAGAGATTTTATTTCAAATGCTCACGAGCAAATATTTTACATCGAAGACCTAATTTACATCTCTATTTATGAAGTAAAAATTGAAGTAATAAACCCATAATCATGATACTAGGATTTAGCACACAAATAAACAAAAAGCCTACATATTTTGTAGAGCGAATTCACAAATGTTTTTCTTTAAGAGAAATATACATGATTGCGGGCTTAGACCCTGGTCTACACTACCCGAGTAATTACAACTATATTGCAAAGGATAAAAAACCCGCTAAACTCCACACCATCCGTGAAGACAAAACCAACCGATGGAAAGCAGGCATGAAGATTGATTTTTTTATCAATATGTATAGAAAAGAGATGTTTCGGTTTGCTCCGGTTCTGCCAGTAGTGAGTGTTCAAGATTTTGAGATTGTTTACTATACAGATCGAGAAGTGTTACGAAATGATTTACCACCCAAAAGGGCTATTGTCATTGACGACAAACGTTTATCAGAAGATAAATGGCTAGAACTAGCCCAAAACGACGGTTTCGACACGGTAGAAGAATTCTTTGCTTACTTCAATGAAGATTTTACAGGTAAACTAATTCACTGGACAGATAAAAAATATTAAAAACATGAGAACAAAATCAATAAATAAATCAGAAATACTAGCTATTCATAATTTTTTAAGGGATGCTATATACCACTTAAGAGTAATGAACTGTAACCCGGATGAATTAATTGTCAGCTTACCTAATTGGCTACAACAGCTTTTAACTAGCTATCCAATGACTAATTATCTAGATCATAGCCTAGCAATGATTTTAGAACATTCAAGGTATTTTGATGTTAAAATACAGTACCATTATACTGATGAAGTGGTAGTTTTTTTTAAAGACTACCACTTGAACCCCAGTTTTTTTAAACCAGTCATTCACACAATTAATTTTGAGAATGAGGAAAACCGTAAGGAATCATAAAAACAACTTAATAACTTTGATTATGCAAGAAATATGGAACGATCACCACCGCCAATTAAAAGAAATAGACAGGCGGTATAAAAAACGAATACTAGTGCTGAAATTATTTGCAATACTAATATTTGTTGCTTTTATAATAATATGTACAAATAATTCCTACATTTGAATAGTAACTTAAAACAATAACTATGGATTTTACAAACGAGGAACTGGAACAAAAACGCAAGGAGGTAATTGCAAAGTTCAATCGACAATTTATTGATAACAATTATTGTAGAGACGTGTATACTGACAGAGTAGTTAAAATGTTAACTATCGGAGCAAATCCTTACGATATTATAGAACAATTAATAACTGCTAATCAGGAGCTTTTAAAAGAGTTTGATAAACTTATTAGAAATCAGCCACCAGCACCTATAATTATAGATAATGCTGAATATGTAAAGCTATTCGGTAAAGAAAGCGAAAACTTAAAATAAAGGCCAAATTTGGCTTTTTTATATTCAAACTTTCTAAACTAAGTTTTATGAAGATATTTATATCAATATTTAAGTGGTTTTTTTGGAGTATTGGCTTTCCCTTAGTGCTTGGTGCTTTAGTTCTTGCCTTTTTCGATCATAGTAGGGATCGATGGATACCCGTTTTTTCTCTTTTGTTTTTTGGGCTAATAATGATTTTGGTTGGTTATGCTCTAAAATTTAATAAACATAAAAGTAATGTTATATTTCAACCTGAACGACCATCCATAAAAAGAAACTCAGAGCTAGATATTCATTTAGTTGATATTGTTACGGAAGCCCAAGGCCAATGGCAAAAAGAGGTAAAAAATTATAGGTACCAAAAAGAGCAAATAAGAGGTAAAATACTTCAGTCTTTAGAAACTATAGAAATAATTGAGAGTACTAAAAACCTCGACACGCTTCAAAGTAGATATTTGTACCTTAAAAAATTGTTTCACGAATTACAAATAGCCTCAACAACCTCAAGGTACTTTCGGGATGCTCAAGATTCTATTGATGATTACAAACAACTTTACTATGATAAAATACCTCACAGAACGCAACTAGCTGGCGTTTTGAAGCCTTTAGAATTTGATATAGTTGCTTTCGGTGGGGAATCTGTTTTTAACTGTTTTATGAGACATTACGATTTTCAATTACAACAAATAAATTCTCTTAAAACAGCATCGGGCAAAAAAGGTCGTTATAAAAAATTACTAGATAGTCTTGACGAAACGACAATACTTTTAAGAGACGAATTTATAGGAGGAATAGATTTTGAGGGGTCACATCAAAAACTAAAAAAAATTAAATTAGAAATAGAACAAAAATTAACATAACATGAAAAAACTAATTGTATTCTCATTACTATTTATAAGTTCATTTATCCAAGCGCAAGACTTTAACACCTATTTGACAGACGCTAAAAACGCTATTGAGTCAGGAAATTTTAGAAAGGCCTATGACAGCTCCACTAAAGCAATTGAACTAAACAGCACAAATGTAGACGCCCGCCAAACTAGAGTTAAGGCTTCTTTAACTACATCGGCTCCAAAAGAACGCTTAGAAACGGCGATAACTGATCTTAATTACTTAATCAGTGAAGAGGTTGATCCAGCCCTAAACTATAAGCTTTTAGGGATTGCCGAAAGCGAACTAGCTAACTTTATCTACCGCTTTAACCGTACTATTCCAGACCACGAAAAGCTAGCACTATCTCATTATGAAAATGCTTTAGTGGCTTATAATAAAGCCATAGCATTAGTACCCTTATTTGCTGAAGACCTGAAATACCGAATAAATGTTGCACAAGAGAAAATTACCGAAATAAAGTCCTAAGTACCACGTAAAAAGCCCACCTAAAAAGTGGGCTTTTTTTATGCAGAAAAGTTTTCTATTTTTGTAATATGGCAGTCAAACCAAATACCATTCGATTACACCAGGATATCAAAAAGGAATTTGATAAAATGAGTAATATCCGTGAGTTTGGTGTACAAAAATACTCTACCGATTATATTTTGAACTGTATCGCTGCCAAATACTACAGAGCAGCAAAAACGGTAGAGAACATCGTCTTTAATCGTGTTACTTATGCACCTCAAACGCAAACCTCCTTATTTATGGATTGATGATAAAATGATTATCAATTTTAGGATCAATTTGTAATTCGGCAAAATTTCCTTCTTCCCACTCTTTTACGGCACTATAATCCATCAATTCACAAGTATAGCTAATATTGTATAAGTTGCCCGCTCCGCCAGTATCTACAGGCGAAAATGACACACGGCGCATGTTGCTGTAACCCGTTCCAGAGCTTCCGTGTAACTGCTTGTTGATATCGTCCATAATATCCAAGAACGCCAAAGCTTCCTCCTGATTATATGCCCCTTTGAAGGTATCCAAAAAGGTTTCGTAAAATAAAAAAACATCGACTTGCAACTGTACTTTTTGCAATTTTACGCCTGCATCGTCCATACGGCTACTTCGAAAAGCCAAAAAGACGGCTGGAGCAGGAAACGGATGTTCACCCTCTAGGTTATAGATTTGAGAGTTCCACAAGTCCATCCACTCAATGGCGGGAATAGCAGCCGTTAGCTTCTCTGATAACTCAATATATAATTCTTTGAAATTTTGCATGATTAAGTTTGTTTAAAACGTATTTCAATTTGGTTTAAAAGCCATTTATCTAGGCCGTCCATCATTTGTGCACTTTCTCCAATAAACTGTCTTTTTGGATATTTGGTGTCTATTTTTCGGGTATGTGATTTAACTTGCTCCCGTTTACCGTTTCGGGTCCTGTGATGCGCTCGCACATTTTGCACGACTCGCATACGTTCTCCATTATTGTGAAGCCCTGCATAGGGTACATGCGTTCCAAACTCCATTTGGGTGTCAGTTTCTCCCAGTACACTCAAACTTTTACGTAAAAATGTAGTGTCTTGCAATATGGCACCGCCCGCTCGTTTATCGCGTTCTTTTCTTTTTTCCCAGGCTTCAAAACTAGAGTCGGTAAAACCTTGGTTCTGGAAGCTATCATCAAACCATTGCAAGCAATACACCTTAGCATAACGTCGCACATCGGTTTTAAGAGCTTCCGCAATTGCAAAAAAATCAGGGGCTTGTATTTTACTCATAATTATTTGTATATTTGCAATGTGATTACAGTTGCGGTTAATCCCAAGAAAATACATCACAGAAAGGCAATCTATTTTTTAGGTTGCTTTTTTCTTT